TAACCAATTAGTAGCATGTTCTGTCCAAGCGTTAGATGATTTAGTTTTAGTCATATCTATAGTTTTAAGCATTGAATGATCTGGAACACCTATATTATCTTCATTAAAGTTTTTATATGGAGGCAATTTTTTTTCTACCATATCCCAAAACTTAATAGCTTTTTCTATGTAATGTCCTTGCCAATCATAATCAGCTTTAAACAATTCCCATTTAAATGTACCGTAATGACCAAAGGTAACAGCAAATACAATAGATGTAGAAGTACTACACATCATATTATGTTGTAATTGTGGTGCATAGAAATCAGCTAATTCTGCAAATGATTTATTTCCAGTATGAAATTTAACTTCTATAGGTTGACGTGTAGAATCTGTTAAACCATCTAAATTACAACGCATAAATTTATATTCTTCATGTATACGTTCTAATGCTTTTTTGTATTTTTCTATGCTGTCGTTATCAAGTTCTGGTTTATATATAGGAACTTCTTTATTAAGTCTGTCTAAAGTTACATGTTCTGTAGCATTACCTAAAGCCATAAGAAATTTACTTCTCATATCAAATTTAGGTTCTTCCTGACCTGTTTTTTGTAGCCAGAGGCTATGCCAATCTTCTTGCGTACCATTAGCTATAATTCTGGCATCAGAGCCACCTATACCTAATTTTCTACGCTGTATTTGTTGTTCAGTTAATCCAGTATTCTTCATGATTTTTGATACCAATGCTCGTTAGGAATATGATCTAAATTATGCATATTATCCGTAGTTAATTGATTAATAACTTTAAGTATACCTTCTCGATGTTCTTTATCATCCATCTTTAAGCATACAGCAGTTAATGTTTTAATGATTTCGTTATTTTTTATTGCAGCATCTAGATCTAATGGCTGTCTTTCACGTTTTAATTTTTGTATTTGGTCATGTATATCTGACATTTCATGGTCTGACATCTCTCTACCTCCTTCGGTTAGATTAAAAATAGTATAACATATAAAAATAACATTGGCTTTTTTATTATCTTGTGGCATTATGTAATGTGAATTGACATTAATTCTAGAGCTGGGGGGCTTATGGAACAAGAAAACAGATTTTGTGAGAAATTAATCTCGCAATTTAGAAAACGAAGATATAAATTAGGGTTATCACAACCTCAAATAGATATTAAAACTGGTATTGCTGATGGACTTACAGCTAAGTGGGAAATTGGCTATAGAAAACCTACATTGTTTAATGCTTTTGCTTGGGCTGAATCATTAGATTGTGATTTAGTATTAAAACCTAGAAAAAAACAAAAATGATTTGTGGTATAGATCCAGGTTTAACTGGTGGCATAACATTTATGGGTAATAGTTTTTTTAATGTTTTATCAATGCCGGTAAGTACACTACAAATAGCCAATAAAAAAACACGATATATTAATATTCTTGAATTAAGAGATATTTTTGTTCAACGTGTTGGTTTGCGTACTTGTTATATTGAAAAGCAACAAGCTATGCCACAACAAGGTTTATCTTCTACCTTTAAAACTGGTTTTGGTTATGGTATATTATTAGGTACTACGCATATTTATTTTAATCAAGTAGTAGAAGTTAGACCGCAACAATGGAAAAAATATTTTGGTTTATCTTCTGATAAAGAGGAAGCACGTAATTTAGCATCAGAGTTATATCCTGCGTATAAAGATCTCTGGAAACTTAAAAAACATGACGGATTAGCAGAATCCGTTCTCATTGCACATTGGGGGAAACAATATGGCAAATGAATTAACAGAAACACAAGTTACATCGTTAGATGTAGTACGTAAAAGATTAAATGAAGCAGTATTTATACCTGTACGTGATTTAAATAGAGAATCTGTAGATGATTATTTAGATGATGCCGAACAATCTATTCTGGTATTATTGCAAGGTGCAGGGCCAGAAAAGATTGCTAGAGGCATTGGATTTACAGCTAAAATGCTAGGATGTAAAGTACCTGATCCTTTTATGATGAAAGGTTTTGAAAAGTTATTATCAGATATTCCTAATGATTTATGGGAAAGAGGCGTTTTAAAATTGTTAGAAACACATACGTTTTGTAAAATACCAACACCTGGTGAATTTTTAGCACCAATTAGAGGTGAATGGTATGAACGTAAAGATTTATTAAAACGTATTCAGCTCCATAAATCACGTTTAGAATTGGCTGATAATTTAAACGATAGAAAACCTAGTAAAATCAAGAGGTTACAGTAACTCTAGCATTTCCATTTCTACGTTGGTTATTAAATAATCGTTGTGTAATAGTCTGACATCGTATTTTGGGTTTTGGTCAAAGGTTCTGCCAATAATAATTGCTTTTTGGCATCTAGTATTTTTATTATTGTCTATATAAGTAATTAAGACTTTATCATTGGTTATATATGCCATGATTAATTATCCTCTAAATCAAATTCTACTTTTATTTGATTGTCATATTCAGAATGATGTCTACTACAAAAAGCTAATATTTCTGTAAATTCATTACCATTATAAATATATTTTGTTTCATAAACTATAGTGTTAGTTATTTTAGGAGTTTTATATTTAATATGTTTATTTTGTTTATCGTTCCAATAACCTTCTTCAGTTTCTACTTTAGTAATTTTTACATTTTTCATAGTATACATAAGCATAATCCTTTTTAATGTTTACTTATTTTAGGCATTGGCTCTAGGTCATTATTTAATATACCTTCTGCTGTAATATTATTAGTTACAAACAAATGTTTTACTAAATTAAAGAATGAACTAGGTACATTTTGCATTTGTAATGCATCGTGTATTTGTAATAAAGCATCATCTAATTGTTTTAAATTAACATTGTTTTTAGATAATTCTTCACGAATTTGTTTATTGCTGGTCATTTCAATAAATCTATTTATATTATAAAATTGGTCTACAGAAGTTGAATGTTCCCAGATACTACCTCCGTATTGAGTTTCTTCATTAAATTTTCTAATTTCTTTATCACAATTATTATAAAATTGATTATTTCGTAATGTATTGTTAAATTCACTCATAGCGTTATTTAAATTATTAGATATAATACGTAATTCATTATCATATTTTGCTTTTGTTTCTTTTTCAACTTTTAGTAAACTATTGATTTTATTAGATATTTTATTAATTTCTAAAAACTTTTTATAATCTTCTGCTTTTTTTATAGTTTTTTTATTTATAATATCTGTATATTCTACTGTTAATTCTTCTTTTTTAGCGGCAATAATAGAATTTAATCTTTGTGACCAGTATTCTTTTTGGCTATTAGTAAGAGGTTTAGCGTTTGGTATTGTTTTAATTATTACTTTAGGGGCTTTCATATCATTCTCCTTCGATTGAGTTTTTTGGTTAAGTTCCAAGAACATATACACACTGTTATCCATAGAGGCGCACCTAGTACAGATACAAGTAGAGTAGGATTTATACCCATAACTAGTAGTATAAATAATATACTTATACTAGAAGCCATGTGGATAAGTATAAATGTACCTAGAAATGAGGCTTTACGTCTAAATGATGGTGTCATCTTTTGATTTCTCCATTATTTTTACCATTTTTTCTAGATCTTTATCATTAAATACAAGTTTTAATCCTGATTTTTTAAGCAGTGTAAATACATCAAGATCATGTTCGTCATGTGAATCTTGAGGACTTTCTTGTTTTTCTATATCTTTATCAGACATTTTACCCATGAGGCAATCTCCTGTAAGTTATTGTTTTTATAGGCTTTTTTATCAAATTATTGTCCAGGAATAAACTTAGTCTAGCTTCTCTGGAATATAAATAATTATAGCTAGATACCTTTACTATAGCTACAGCTGGAAGGAAAGCACTACAAGGAAAACTTTCCTCCCAATTCCTTTTGTAGGTGTTTACATCACTATCTTGTATGTCTAACTAACTAAAAAGGAATATCGTCATCAGGTATAGATTGTGGATTAGTATTAGATGTTTGAACTGTAGCACCTTTACCTTTAGTGCTAACAAGTTTAAGTTGACCACCAAAACCTGATATATTAATTTTCATGCGTGTTAGCATTGGAGGCTTACCATCAGAACTTTTTAAAGTTTTTGATTCGTAGCTGTCCATTTTAGGAAATCCTGATACTAAAACAGTAGCACCTTTATCTATATAAGGCACAATAACATTAGATACTAAAGCACCAATAGCGTCTACAGTATACCAATGTGTTGTTTCTTGCATTTGACCTGTTCTAGTTTTGTATTTTTCAGTAACAGCTATATTAAATGAAGCTCCTTGTGTATCACCAACAGTTCTTACTATTGGTTTTGCACCTACGTTACCTAATACTGTGATATTTGCGTATGACATATGAGTTTACCTTTCTATTTTAAGTTGTTGAAATATACGCTAATTAATCCTACATTGGCTTAACTGTGAAATCAAACCAATGTAGGTTATAGAATATAATTATGACTAACTAATGTTACCTGTCTATATTCTATTGAGGCATCACGTATAACCTCATCTGATAGGATAGCGACTTGTATACATAGTACCTATCTGAATTTGTTACAACACCTCGCTTCGCTCGGTGTTGATAGTATTCGATTACCATTTAGGTTCTTGGTCTATCCAATTTAATTTCATCTTTTTAATTATTGGCTTTTGATAACCAAATGTGCGTTTGTATACAAATAAGAAGATTGAAATAAATATACCTCCTAGTAATCCAGCTACCATACCTGCAAATGTTCCTGCAAACATGAGAACTAATCCTACTGTGGATAATATATCTACAATAATTTCATAATTGGCTATTTTTTTGAGGCTTATTTTTGCAAATAATAATATAAATGCTGAACCTGCTATGATACCGAATAATAAATATTCCATTTTAATCTCCTTAATTTTATAAATTTTATATTGGCTATGAGGCTATGAGGCTTTCCCCCTCAAGCTCCCCCTCTTCGCTTCGCTCGGAATGAGGCTAACATATTACTTTGTGTGCAATTTTTTAAGGAAGTATGAGCAAAAAAAAAGCACCTGACTGTTAAGCCAGATGCTATTTCTTTGGAGGAGTTAGAAGTTAATTTTGAATTTTGGCATATTCTCTACTTTGATTTTAGGTATATAGGTATATGCTTTTTTAGATGTGCTAGATAATTTGTTTATAGCTTTGTTTACTATACTTTCATCTCTAGCTTTTTTATCTGCACGATTTATGTAATCTGCAAAGTTTGCACATGTTTCGTCTAGCGCACATATGGTTGCTTTAAGTTTTACGTTCTCATCTCGTAATGCTTTTAACGCTTGAGTTTGCGTTTTGATTATATTCTTATAGCCTTCTGTTTTATTTTTTACTGATATTATACCCATGATTATTCTCCTAAGGTTGATTGTTGATAGTATGTTGATAGCTTGATTGCTATTGGACAAGAATTTAACTCTCGTCTTGTATTTCGTAATCTGCTGCTACTT